GCACATACATTATTCTAACATAGGAAAAGATTCCATTAAAGTTTAGATAATCAATTCCGGTAAAACCATTATAAGTTTTTGTAGAGATGGTCACATAATTTCCAAAGCTAGCCGGAGTGTTGTCCAACGTGGCCTGTATGTACACTGTGCCTTTGAAGTTGGTCATATACATAGCCATGGTATGCAAAGCATTATTGCTATTATATTCTGGGTAAGCATAGATGTTGCCGCTCTTATGTTCATATTTGTAAGTAGCAGCATTATAGTTTTTCAGGAATGAAACAACCTCTTGGCTAGGTTGTAGGACTGGATTAACATCGTTGCTAACAAAAAGTGTACCAGCCATACCGTAATAGGTATTAACATAAGTTGGAGTGAATGTTCCGTTTGTATCTCTTAGTTTAACGCTGTATTGATAGCTAGTTCTAGTCAAATCAACTGTATCACTTTCGTTGAGGGTTAGTAATGCAAGTCCCCTAGTAGAGGTGTTAGTTTCCAATACTTGCAATTGTTTTTCTAATACCAATCTTTGATTAGTGGTATCAAACATAGAGAATACAAAAGTTTGACTATCTGAAATACTAACTCTTTTTTGATCGCTGTTCTTAAATTGAACGCGAACTTGGTTCTTGATACCTTTTTGAATTTTTAGATCGCGTTGATACATAACTTGATTACTTTCCTTGACAGTGGCATCCAAATCTAGTATTACATCGAGTGTATTAGAGTATAAATAGATTGGTAAATTTTGCATATAAGTATTTATTCATTAAGATGTCCGATCACAGTACCTTTCAAGAAAACTATCCTTTCATATCCTGCGTAAAATCTAACGATAAAGAATATGTCGGAATTGTGATCAATTTTGATGATTATGTGGCCAGCATATATGATATATCTGTAATCAGATCCGATGACGAGAAGCGTATTTTTCTAGAAATGGGAGAAGTATGGTGGTGGGAAAGCAATAGAAAAATGCCCATAAACATTTTCCTAAAAAAAGAAATGCAGGTATTTAGGTATTCTATTAAAACGTTCAATAGTAAAGATGCTGAAATATTATTTGGACCCACAGTCAATCTCAGTGAAATTGCAGAAAAAAGAATCAAACGTAAATCAATTCAATTAGTCAGAACTCCTAGGAGTATCCATAACTAACACCTTCGCAGATAAGATTCATCTGTACCACAATAACCATAGCATAACTATGTGCATGGCTTTTCTTAAAGAAGTATTCATCCCCGTCAGGTTTTGTCCAAACTTCTTTGTTCACAACATTCCAATCTTGTCCAATCAAATATCGTTTTGCTGGACGTATCATTGCTAGTACCGCAGCCAATTCTGCAATACTTTTAGGTTTCATTTGACGCAGAATATTTCCGTGTCCATTAACGTGAAACAGCATTGAAGTAAATTCGTCTTGCTCTAAAAGTTCCCACAGTGGTTCTGTGTTCAACAATTTGATTAGATGTTCTTCATCTCTAACTCCTTGATAAGCTGACACGTTCAAGAAATCAATTTTAAAATATCCGCGTTCTTCTGCAAGTTTATAATCAATACTAGCAGTATTAGTCAATGGATTATATGGAATAGATTGGCAATACACACCTGTATTGTGTTTCTTAAAATTATCATTACCATCTTTAATAGCCGCAGGTATATGTTTGATTAGATCAAGAATTTGTTGTCTATCTAAAAAGTCAATATCTATGTCCATTATATTCCTTCTGTAACTTCTATCCAAGTATGATCGCCTAACCATTTTACTGCGGCAATATATTCATAGTCTTCTGGTGGAGAGCTGGACCAATCGTTGGGTCCTTTTTTTGCCAGTATAGTTTTCTTTTTCTCTCGTTCAAATACAAGCCAATACACCTGTCCGTGATAAGTTTGAAATTGATATTCAGCAGCATGAACAGCATCGGTTATTTCTAATCTACGTTTAATTTGATTAGCTTGCCCTTCTAATACTCGAACCAAATCCATAATGCGATTATATTCTTGTTCGGCATGCATCCTAGCAACATTGACCATTATATCTTTTTGTTTCTCAACAGGTACAAGATCAAATTTAAATCCGCCTGCCTCTGTGGGATAAGGTGTAATGTTTCTATTAAGAAAAGGAATCACCGCGCCTGTAGATGTAGAGTCATAACTTGTTTGACCCTTCATTACATTCATAGTTCGCCGCTCTCTGCTAATTTTAACATTAGACTATAATGTTCGTAAGCCTTCTTCACTGCTGGATATTTGTTCTTCATATACTTTTCTTTTTCTTTTAATTCAGTCATATGCTCAAACATTCTATAATGACCTCGGTTGTGCAAGTTATTAAAAACTTCTGCTTCGAGATCTGCAATACGTTCTAACTCACTCTCTGCAATTTCCACTGTTAGTAATCTTTCAGTTTCAAAATTCATAGCATTCATTGCTGTTAATTCGTTATAGTCAGCAGGGTTGTTAAAATATTTCACATGCATACGTGTCATTTTATGGGCACGTTTGTTATCATCAATGACCTGCATATGATGATACTGTAGAAATTTTTTGATATTGTTGTCACTCATTTTATTCCTGCCTCCGCACATATTTCTTTTACCAAAGCCACATCTGCTGGTATTTCTTTAAATTTTCTCAACCAATATGGTATATCTAACGCAGGGCCGATCAATGTCAATTGTTCGTCACTCATATTTGATAACATTTTTTTACCACTGCCACTATTCAATATTATCCAAGGTGATACTTTACCATTTGATATATCGTGTACTGCTTTATTAAGACTAACATAATTAAAGTAATGTGTAAATTCAGCAGTATGTTCATCTGCCCATTCCATCATAGTTTGCAAACTTCTCTGTACTGCACTTTCTACTGGTTCGGTTTTAATCATATCATATAGATATTTTTCATAGAGTTCGTCTCTACACCAGTGATCTAATTTGACACCACTTTTAATTACAAAGTCAACAAATTTAGTTGGATAGAGTGGATTAACATTATTAACAAACCCACCAAATTTTACAAAAGCGTTATAGTAACTACTATCAGCAAACTCATCATATGATTTAGATTTCTTAGCATTTTGAGTTAGTTGCCAAAAGCGATTAAAGGCCATATAGCCGGCCTGGACACGTTTCTCATCTTTCTGTAGAGCACGACGTTTACGCTCGCACATATGAGCAACCAGAGTTTTATCTTTCATAAAACTCTTACCGCAATGTACACAATTATAAGGTTGTTCCACCAATGCTATCATTTAATGTACCGTTTAATTTTCTTGATAAGTTACTAGCAAACAGTATTTGTTCATTTTGATTTTGAAAAGATCCTTCAAGACATAATTTAATAGTTGGATAAGATTCGTTTTCTAAAAACACCTTATCATCTTTGTTAACTCGCACAGTCCAAAAGCTACTCATTCATATTCCTTTCTTTGTTTCTTATCAAATCCCATTTTATCAAACAATTCATCTCGATCTTTTTTATCCATCATTGATGCCATTAATTTAATATCTGCCATTTTCATTGCTGGATATATTTCACACAATAGTTTTTCAATCTTGTTGGCTTTTTCTTTCTTACCTGCTGCAAGATATGGGTGATAAGCATTAGCGCCTGTACCTACTCCTGCAAACAGTTTCCACAATAGAGCCTTATGATTCTTGCTGAGATTCCAGTGATACTTATTAACCATTTCATTGGTCATTTCAAGGAACCATTCTTGCGTATCTCTATCACCTTGAACGCTGGCTGTATATCGCATTAAGATATACGGACTAAATGCTTTCTTTTCGTCGTCGGTAAGATTATCGTAGAAGTTGTAGTTCTTTTGATCTACAGCATTAAGTTCTCGTTTGATATCAAGTTTTGCGGCGGCCATATCTTTTCTCGTAATCTGCTGTTAAGTAGTATGTTACTTTAACACGATCTAATGCTTCTTGTAAAGCAGGATTAGTCTTTGCCGCCTGATGAATATTACCCCAGAGCTGACTTTCTCTTATTTGGTCTCTCATTGAGATATTCTCTTTAACCAAATAGCGGTCAATGGAGCCTTGTTCTCTAGCATAAACTGTTTCGCCCCTATCCGGACTTTCAAATATTGTGGTCATTTACCAGCACCTTGTATAATCCACCAATTCACTTTGACGACTAACTTCTTTAACAAAATAAGCACAGAGTGGTTTAGGTCCAGTATGTAATGGTGTACACAATAGTTGGCCTGGGCGCATCTTTGGGAAGTACCATTTAACATCTTGGTAAACATCTATGATATCAATTTCGTGGAATTCGGGACGGAAACTGCTCAATGGATTAAAGCAAAATGTTCTAAATCCTCTATCATTCAAACTAGTCAATGGAAGCACTTCCATATCTGGGCCTTCGGGGTCACCTACAATAGTACACCAATCTAAAGGCATAGTAAGTTCGTGTGGGCCTATTTTCAATACCACAGCAGGTCCTGTAAAACTTTCTAAAAAGATCAAAGGTACAAAGAAGTAATCGGGTTCTGAATTATTGGAATTATCAAGGACAGCAAATCTTAGATCATCGTCAATTTCTTCGGGTAGTTCGTTAAGATAAAAGACTTTATCTTCTAAGGTCAAAATTTGCATTATAGGTATTTTACTTTCTCAATGTTAAATGGGTATTTGGCTTCTTTATAAAACCTTTTTCTTTCTGTTAGGTGACGTTTAGCATATTTAGATGCTGCTGTTACGTCCCAGATCTGGACGAAGTCTTTGTCGTCAGCTTTTCTAATACCTCGCCCAATGCTTTGTATAACTCGGACAAAGCTCTTTCCGGGCTCCAAAAGAACCAGATTAAAAATCCTAGGGATATTAATACCCACAGCGGCCACACCAAAAGTCGCCACAATAATCTTGTTATCAGCTGTTTTAATCTCATCGTATTCTGCCTTTCTGGCTGTAGTTTTGACTTCACCTGAAACAAACACCGCCTCTGGTATTTGTTCAATAATAAATTTACCTGAGTCAATTCTATTCACCAAGACCAAGGTATTTCCCGATGTTGCTATATTACGTATCATATTACTAATATAGGTCATCCTTGTTGTATCAGTAACAAGATACTTCAATTCTTCTGCATAGCTTCCAAATTCTTTCCACTCTGCTGTTTGCAAAATATTCACGTGACAATTACTCAATACACCGCGTTCTTGCAATTCATGAGCAGATATATGATTAATCACATCTCCCAAACTTGCCCGTAATGCTTGGTATTCATGTTCAGCTTTTGGGATAGTTCCAGTTAATCCCCAACGGATAGGTGCTTTAGAAAGATTGTGTGTCAATAGTTTTTTCAATACATCGGCTTTGGCCATATGTACCTCGTCAACTATAACTGTACTCACACCATCTAAGAATTCTGCCAAGGACAACAACTCGTTGTCATCCTGTGATTTTTTGTCTAAAATATTCAAACTTTGCCAAGTGCAAATAGTGTGTGTTTTGTTGAGATTTTTTCTATCTCCGTAGTAAACACCAACGTCTAAATTACAGTTAATAAAATCTTCTTCGGTTTGTTCCACTAAACTTTTGTTAGGAACGATGACAATAGTTCGACCGTATTTTTCACAAATTTTGCTCAAAGTTGCGGTGATAATTGTCTTACCTGCACCAGTAGCAACTTCCTGTAAACATTGGGGATTCTTCAAGAAATTATTTACAACGTCACATTGATAGTCACGCATACGGATAGGTTTCCCCTCCATAACGTGTCCTTGGGGCCAGCATAAATCACCCCAAAAATCCTCAGAAATTTCAGGAAATTCTAGGGGATCACTGGTCCTAAGATCTTCAACTTCGATGTAATAATTCTTGCTTTCAAGATACTCTAACACCTGTCCAAGCATACTAAGATAGGTAGTTCCTCCGAGTCCAAAAAAACTAATGCTGCCATCCCAACGACCCAATTTATAGCTGGGTCTAAAGCGGGCAGTAGGGTCTTCGTACTTGAATTTCTTAACCAAAGCCTTACGAGTGTCAAGATCTAAATTTTCAATCTTAACATTCACTTCATCTTTGATAATGACTTTACAGGTGGCCAAAGTTTAATTCCTCTTTTCGGATTTTTTGGTATAAAATATTTGATTTTCGTGATTTCCTGCATATTCTTTTATGGAAAAATGCACCCCGCCGAAACCTAGATTAATAACACTATTAAATCTTATATTTGATTTTAACACAGGTTTAGGTAATTTACTACTGATAAAGACTATTTTGGTGTTTTCTCCTATAGGAGAATTCAACTCATTTTCTTTGACAAAATCATTGAATTTTTTGTCATTTTCTGAAGGTAATCTAAACATCACCGATATGTCTTTATTTTCAATATTTTCAGATTTTAAAAATTCATACATTAAATTTAATTTTTCTAATTCTGAACCACCTGGTACAACAACCAAACAAGGTCTCATATATTTTACAATATCACTGATGTCATTTATGGGAGAATTTTCAGAATTAAGGTGGAGAGCATCGCCTGGATCAGTTTTTAAAAATTCCTTGGTACATTTGTTCAATGTACTGTTATTAACCCACTCGTCAACTTCATCACCCCACGTGAGTATTGCTTTACGTCGAGCTTCGAACAATGCTTCCACTATATCATTGGTGGATAATTCTGGAATTTGACCTGGAATATTTTTAAATTTAGGCTGGCCTTCCTCAAGAATCAACATAGGTATATATTGGTCTATATTTTCAGTTACCGCATTAAATTGATTGAGTAAATTTTGAAATTCTTCGTCAAAGTCAAATTTTTCTGTAGTCAGCATCTCTGATAAAAACTTGATACTATTTTCTGTAAGGGATAAAAACCATGCTTTTTCATCTTTATCCCACTGTGCAAATTCTAGTTTATCTCTATTTGCTCTAATCAAGGTAACATACTCTTCATTGAATGGAAATTCAAGTTTTATACTACGACCTAATAAAGAATGTGATTGTATTGATATTTTTTTATTACTGTTTATTGTTCTAAAGGGATAGCGATAGGTGGGATTTTTCAATATTGCCCCAACATTTTGTTTAATGACCAATGACAAGGACTGCTCGTGCCTGCTAATTATTTTCAAAGCAAGATTAGCTTGTTTTTCTGTGAATCCAGATCCTTGACTAATTTGATCTGTAAAACTGTAGACAAGTTTTGTATCCCATACATTTAAGGATGAGTGACAAGTTAGTCCTAGAGTAACAATTAGGTCTTCGATATTCATCATTTATTATAACACAGAGTAGATAAAAACGCAAGTCCTTATCTATCATAATTATAAGCTGATATCTTCAAGGCCTGCGGTGCGTAGTTTAATAATATTGCTCAATTGCCATTGTTTAATGTCAAGGCCTTTAATAATGCCCAACCATTGATTTCTTAACATGGCAAATTCGTTGATAATTTTTTCCATATCAACAACATCGGCTTCACCTTCAACATATTTTTCACAATCTCTGCTGCTAAGAGCACGAGCATAGCTTTCTAAATATTTTTTAAAGGCTTTACTACGAATACGTCTGAGTTCAATATTCAGGTATTCCAAAATAGCTTCAATTTCTTGAAGTTGATTAAATCTTTGTTCAACGATGCCTGGCAATGAGGCCGAGGCCTTCTCTACGTTTCCATAGATCTTGACCTCGTTTCTTGCGCTTTCGATTTCGTTGTAAAAGTGATCTAAACAACTTGGAAGGTGAGCTATGTCTTTGCTGACTTTAGCGTACCAGGACATTATTAGTCCTCGTTTTCGTAGGAATCGGCATCATCCTCATCTAGATCATCTTCGTCACTTTCCTCATCTCGTAATACTAAACTAATAGCATCGTCAAGATATGAATCATAACCCATGAGTCCTTCAAGCACCGATGTTTCTACATCTTTACCAACCAAAAAATCAATGTAATGATTAGCTGCTGTTTCTTTGTTTTTATCTGAGACATATTCTCGGAATATGTCCCACACTTCAATAATTAGATCTTCTTCCATTATACTTCCTCAGTATCTTCTATAGGTATATTGACGGCTTCAGTACTATCCCATTCAGACATCATAATAGTTAGCCCATCTTTCTCGTTCTTTTCCCAAGCCTTGCGGAATTGTTTAATAATTTCGCCGTCTTTGGTTGTATAAACAAGACTATTGCCTTCCTTTTTCAAAGAACCTTTTGCTTCAAACAAATCAACTAATCCACTGAATGGGCTCATACCAGTTGTGTAAGGAATTTCTACCTGTACACTTTCAAAGGGTTTAGCATACCGTGTTTTCATAATTTTACATGCTGCACGGATACCATTAACCGTTGTGGTTTTATTACCATCTGCGTCTGTTTTCAGTTTAAGTTTCTTCATAGCAACTACAATACTAGATGCATAAACAAAACCTTGACCTCCGCTGATTTTATCATCTGGATCAAACATGTCTTGACTAGCATAGGTGTGATTAGTACAAACCAATCCAACATTGAAGCTACCAAACATATTTACGCAGTTACGAACTAGACTAGTTAGTGCTTTGGGCTTACGACCCATATCACCTTTCATCTCGCCTGCTTCAAACTGATTCACATCAGTGGGTGTAAGTAACATACCCAATGAGTCAATTACAAACAACACCTTTGGACGTTCATCTGAAGGCATTGCTTTATACTCTTTCATGAATTCTGAAATAGTTTTGGCTACATCATCAATCATTGCCATATTAAGTTTTAGCAATTTACCTTCATTAGTATCTACACCAAGATCTAACAACCATTTTTCGTCAAGAGCATTTTCACTATCAACTAAGATAACAAAAATACCTTGTTCTTGTGCGTGACGAATAATGTTTCCGGAGCAGATATAACTCTTTCCGGCGCCACTTTCACCGGCAAATACTGTAACTTTACCAAGAGGAACTCCTCCAAAGAAGTTCCCCGAGATAAGATAGTTAAGAGCATAATTACCTGTACTGACCCAATCAGTTGGGTCATTAAATCCAATACCAAGTCCGTCAATGGACTTAGTAATCGACTTTCTAAACTTAGAAATATCAAATGCTTTTCCCATCTGTTATCTCCTTAGGCTTTTTGTCGATTACGGATCATTGCAATAATGTCTGCTGCCCGGCTTCCCGCATCACCAGTTGAAGCTGATGGTGTTGGATCTGCTGCAACCGCTTTAGCGGGAGTTGCTGCCGCAGGTTCAAAAGGGATGTCGTCTTCCCCAATTGGAGCTGCCGCTGGTGCTGCTCTTGGAGCAGGGGTTGTACTACCAGTAGATTGACCACTACCACCCATACCAGCTGGTTTAAAGTATTGACCCCAACGATCCATATCAAATGCTTCGCCATCAACAGATGCTTCGAACATTTCTTTGATAACTTTGAGTTCAACTTCACCTGGTTTCTTAGGTAGGAAGTCGCTTAGATTAAACAATCCAAACTGTTTAATAGCTGCTTGTTCTGTTTCGCTTAGAGCACGTTCACGACGAGCCCAAGTTGAAGTAGAATAGTCAGCATAACCACCTTTAGATGTTTTTGCAATCTTAAAATCTAAACCACGAACATAGTCCGTTGGCAATTCTTCGATCTCACTATCCATTAGTGCGTTCTTGACAATGTTAAAAATTTGACTGCCGATGATGAATCGACGAATTGGATTATCAGGTGTCTTACCGTCTTCTACAAGTTTGCTGTCTGTGACAAAACCTTGGAATATATAAGATTTCTTTTTCCAGTACTTACGACCCATATCTTCCAAAGATTTATCTTTGAACCAAGGACGTACTTCAGTCAATACTGGGCAAGTTTCCCCCCACATTTCCATACAAGGAACTTGTACAGTAACGGGTTTGGAATTTGTTTCACCTTTAACACCAGCGAATGGCAATTTGATCATTGCACGTTCGATCCAGAAGAAAGTGTTATTTGGATCAGCGTCTGGAAGGAATCGAACTTGTGTAGTTGAACCTTCTGGCATATTCCAGTGTGGGTAAATTGCATTATCTCCGCCGCCGGATTGCCCGCCGCCTTGTTGAGATGATGATTGAAGTTTTGCGCGAATTTCTGCTAAAGTTGCCATAATGATTTTTCCTTAATAAATGTTTTATATTATGCCTCTTCTTTAAAGCCAACTGACTAAAAAGAAAATGTGTGCATACGGTTAAGTATACACACATCTATTTATCATCGCAACCCTAATGATTGCCAATATTTAGGAAAAATTTGCCAATTATTTTTTTCTAATTCCTGCTAGTCTTTGTAGTAATTTTGATCCAGCATCGTGTGCTCTATCTGTTGCTGCCTGAATTGGATCCACTTTCCAATTTAATGGAGGAGGATTACCTGCTGGATTTTCTTTGCTTGGTTTGCTGTCCATTCCGTGTGTTCTAAAATCTTGTTTAGATCCTTCTGCTGGCATAATATTTTTATTGAAATCACGAGTGCTAACACCTTGATCTCCGATGCCCTCTACTTTGGATTTAACATTGCCTAGTAGTTCTTTTAATCTTGCTAATCCGTCATCGGGATCAACTGCACCAACTGCTGCAGATTTACCGTGACGTTCTTCCCATTCGTTGGTAAGTTTTTTCATCAACGCTTCGGCCATCAGGCGAGCTTGTTGACCGGCTTGTGGTCCAAATTGATCAGAACATTCTTTTTCAACATCAATAGCAATTCCCTCATTGCCACGGAACGGACCGACCTCTGGATTATCTCTATTGTAGAAACTTTTTACTTTTTCTGCAATCATTTTAATCATTGCTCGAGGATTAGCAGTTTCCATTGTGCCTTTATCCATAGACATATCATCATTTTCTGCTGTAGGTTGTTCTGGAGCAGGTGCTGCTGGTTGTTGTGGTGGTTGATCTGCTTGTGGTTCTTCTGTGTTGCCCAGTCCTAACAATGTAATCAGATTACGATAATTTTCTTCTGCCCAGGGTGTTAATACATCTTTGATAGGATCTGCTTCAGGATTAATGCCGTACTGTTTTTGAAAATTATCTGCTAACTCTGGATGTAGTTCCACTAGATCTGCAAAAAACTCAATTGCTGTTTGACCGTTAGTTCCTAATTGTAATTTACCGTCTGGTAATGCTTCAATTGCTGTTTTTAAATTATCAAGTTGGTAGTCTGTAAGTTCGCCTTTTTCTGTAGCATTGGCCCATTCTTCAAAAGCGTTGATACTTTCTGCTGGAGACATTCCACGTTGTGCCAATGCTCGAGCAGAGTCCATGCCTGTACGATTTGGATTATTTGGTTTGCTGAAATTAGAAGGTTCGTTAACTGGTTTTCCGTGCTCAATTTTACCAATATTCCCAGGAGTACCTACAGAGTATGTTTCTGGATCAGGAGTTTCGGAATCAATCCATGCTTTTGCTTCTTGCTCGCTAGCAAACGGTCCCTTGTATGGATACGAATCACCAGTATTGGTATGCATTACATAATAAGCACCATCATCTTCCCAAGGTGCTGCACCTTGTTGTGGCATTGGACGGTTTTGAGCAAATCTAGGATTACCTCCTAAACTTTGAAGAGCAGTGACTTCATCTATATCTTGCTCTGATACATATTCTTCAAGGTCAACTGCGTTAGTCTCACTCATGATTTTGTGTAGTAATGGGAAGTAACCTGCTAGTTCTTCTTGGAAATTTGTTTGTGTAAATTTTTGTTTATATTCTTCCATGGTGACAGCATCTAATTCCATAATGCCGTCATCTACGTGCTCTTGTTCATTAAATTCCATGACCCATGATTCATAATGATGGCGTTTGCCTAATGCATTAATTTTTGATTTAAGTTCTTGTAATCGGCCTACGGCTCTTTCTGTAATGCCTGTTGCATCATTGTGTAAAGATGCTCTTTGAATCTTGCGTTGAAATTCTTGTAGTTGAGCTATATCTTCGCTCATTTTAATAATTGCTTTGCCTGCTGGATCATGTGGAACACCACCGTGATCTACGTGTTGTGCCATTGCAAACGCACCTGCTGGATGTATAAATGGATACTTCAAACGTTCGCCGTCTGCGTTTTGAATAAAGATTGCCTTGATGTTTTTGCGTTGGCTACGTGAACCTGCGTATTCTTCATCAACCGGTTTAGTGTGGCGTATAATAACTTCTGTTCGGCCAGCTACTGCACGGCTAGTTTTGCTGGAACTCTTTTGGCTCCAACGTGATTCTTGCAGGCCTCCCGCCACACCTTGTTCTTGACCTAATGCTTGTTTAATAAATGCTTGATGCATTGGTTCTAATTCATCATACTTGGCTTTTGCCTCGGCTGTTTTATACTTTCCTCGAAGCATATCTGCTTCGTAGTATCCGCCCTGCAGGTCTGAAGCCATCTTACTCAATTCTGGGTCGCCTTTGAAGTATCCACGAATATTTCCATAAGCACTATATCTGTCAACTTGGTCTAGAGTTGCTAATTTTTTAACATCGTCTATAACCATTGGATGTAAGCCTTCCGCCACACCTTGCTGACCTGCTATACCTTCCTCTACCTTGAAACCTGGATACCATTTACTAATTATCTCTACTTCTTTCGGAGTAATTGGCTCGCCTTTATGATATCTACGCATTGCATCGCGGGCAAGCACCGTGTCTTTTCGCAATGTATTAGGCCCG